GATGTCAGCCTGTGTTGCATAATTTGCAAGAGCCTGATTATTGCCATTACCCCAAGGGCCATAGCCACCATTACCAAAACCACCCCATGCCATAAGGAAGAAAAGGAAAAATACGATCCATCCACTTCCGTGACCAAAAAAGTCATCACCATCATTACCTACATTATATACAGGTGTTAGCCCGTTATTACCATTTGTCATTAAATCAGCCATAAGGCATTCCTCCTTTAGTATGTACAATAGAATTAAAATTATCGAATATATTTACTAAATTTAAAACTAAAACCTTACTATATCCACTTGGAGGTGGATGACAGTTATCAAATAGTTTTTTCTTAACTATTTTGACTCATCTCCTTGCCTACTAAGCAATTATATTATATTTCAAAGGTTATTGACCTTGAATACCAAACATTTGTTTCAACTGATCTAAATTCATTCCTCTCTGCTTACATACATTTTCTAAAATCTTCATTTGTGCTCTATGACTTTTTCCTTGTAACATTGATTGTGCTCTTTGAAACATAGGATTACTACCAAACATTTGTTGCATCATAGCTTGAGGATTTCCAGAATTCATTAACATTTGAAGCATTTGTGCTGGATTAAATTGATTATTCATTTCTTTTTCTCCTCCACATTCCCACCAGTTAAACTATTAAGCATATCTTCTAAATCAGATACTCTCTTTTTTAACTTAGATAGTTCTTCATTAACAGGGTCTAATTTACTATCTTTTACATCTTCCAGTACATAATGCTTTATTACTGAATTACCTTGCATATCAATACACTTAGTAAATATTGAATTACTAGCTGGATGTGGAAAATACGTTTCAGACCCATCCATATCTACAACACTCGCTTTTACCTCGTCTAAAGATGATACTAATCTGCCTTTAAGACACATCATTGGTTGTTGTGGCATTTGCTGAAACTGCTGTTGCATTGCCTGTTGTGGCATCATTTGCTGTTGAGGCACTGCATATCTATTTTGCATATAATTTGGATACTGATTATACAAGTAATCATCTCCTAGAAATCTATTTTAATAACAAACCAAAGAAGTCCATACTAAAATATAGCATAGACTTCTTTGACCAGCTTTCAAAATACCTATAATACTCATATCATATGTACTTTGAAAACTTATCTACCTTATACTTATATTATACCACATATTTCTGATTTTGTCAAATTTTAAATAAAAGGCTGTTTTCCTTTCTTTTTTGCCTTTACTGATCTTTGACCTTCATTATATGCGAATTTTTCTATATATTCAACTAAATGTTTAATCTTGTGAAAATTATCATCAAAGCCTGTAAGCTTTTCTAATCTCCAAATTAATTCATCCCAACATTGCTCTGAACTTTTTAGTTTACTCATCTTCTTTCTACCTTCTACTTATATTATACCACACTTTTTCAAATTTGTCAAATTTTACACATCTTTACCAACAATATATATCTCACCATCATATACTTCAAGATCATCTATGTCAGCAAGAATATAATTATTATTTGCTACTATCTTTAATTTAAGTTCATCTTCTGGCTCACAAAATGCCAACTTTTCCATTAGTTCTTCTACACTCATCTCTTTCACCCTATACTTATATTATACCACATTTTTCAAATTTTGTCAAATTTTAAAATCTACTTGTTACACTAGCATATCTTCTACTAAAGTCTAACATTATTCTTTGACCTTCTGGAGATCTTAATAACTGTTTCATACCTTCTTGCTCATCACGAACAAGTGCTACACTAATATTAGCTGTATTGCTTATATTATTACTAATATCTTTACCAAAATTACTTATTCCTCTTGCTGTTTGTTCTTGTGCTAGATCTGATACTAATCCACCTTGAGCATAATGTGGTATTCCAGATTTTATTTTAGTAAAATTACCACTATTAACTGCATTAAGGAAATTAGTACCATACTTTTTAACAGAACTTGCTTTAATAACATATTCACCATTTGAAAGCATTGTAGGAATACTATCAGAAGTACTTGTACCTGGTCCACTTATATAGCCACCTTCAGCAAAACCACCCAATCTAAATGCAATATTTGATAGTGCTTGTGCAGCTGCTTTTGCTTGTATTTCTAATTGCATAAAAGCTGTCTGCAATCCTGTTGTCATAGTTGTAGCAGTAGTCTGTATTTCTGTAGCAGCTACAGCTACAGTTGTAGATGCTTGTTGCATAGCCTGACCTAACTGCTGAGTATCGGCTGGTGTAGTATTAACATCTGTAATATTCTGACTTAAATTACTAACATTCTGTGCTGTATCACTTAAAGAAGTAGAAAACGTACTTAAACCAGTATTTGATGTTTCTTGTAGTTTTTCATTAAACTGCTGTAAGCTACCTTGAGTTATATTTGCGCCATTAAAACTTATTGATTGTTGGCTATTAGAACCAAATTGCGAATTTGCTAATGCTGGTAACTCATAAGTCTGTTTCTGATACCCAAATGCAGGACTAGTTAATGTTGGCATTGGTGTTCCACTATAGCTTACTGCATTATTTGCTACAGACAAACCACCATAACTACTAATAGCTTCTCCTTTAATAATATTTGCAGCATCTCTTAATGCTTGTGCAACACCTTGAGCACCCATCCTAATGTCAGCTTGTACTTCTGCTGATGTTCTACCAAAATCTGAATTATTTATATGTAAACTTTGAGGATTATCTATCTCATATCCACCAAACCATTTATCCATCATAGACTTAACCATTCTCTCAGCAGAAAACTTTTGTATAGTCTTTAAGAAATTAATTGCAAGATTTCTTAAAGCTTCCCCAAGATTTTCTGCCTCGTTTATACCATCTGTTAAGAATGTTACTAAACCATCTTCTAAGGCTTGCTTTGCAGTTACTCTTAAATCTCTCAAATAATTGGGGTATTGCTCAGCTATTAGTTTAGCTTTTTCTCGTGCCTGTGTAGCATCCCAAAGTTGTCGATCAATTATCAACAAAGCATCTGCACTTGCACCAGCTTTTTCAAGACCATCTTTAACTTTAGCTAATCTAGAAATCTCAGAGTCCCAAAAATCAGCTTCAGCTTGCCCTTGCCAAGACTTTAATTGTCTTTCTCCATACTCTTTCTGTAATGTAGTATATTTATCAGAAGCTGTAAAAATGTCTAAAGCATTATCAAAAGGCTTTCTAATTGCTTCTAACCCTGAATTCATCATATCCTTAAAGTTATTCATTACCTTCTTAACTTCAGACATACTCTGCTGATATAGCTCATTCATACCATGTGCTAAATAAAATTTAGCCTCATTAGTTATCTTAGTAAGATATTTAAATACTCCCCAAATTCCACCTTGAGTGCCACCACCATCACCTTTAGTGTTATAAAAATAATTAAAATAATTTTCAAGAACTCCATCGAACTCATCAAAAGAAATTTTGCCAGTACTTAAATTAAATAAATGACCTTCCCAATCTGACTGTATTTTAGATAAATTATAATCCATAGTTCTTTTAGCTACAGATATTGTAAGATCAGCAACTTTCTTCTGATAATCAACAGTTATTTCCTGAATATATTTATCCTTTATGTCTCCTTCTAAGCCTTGCACATCAACACTATTAAGCTTTTCTTTATATTCAGATTCTAATTTTTTTAACTGAGCATCGATCTTATTTAACTGATAGGATTCTAAGGTTGCTGCTGAGTCTAGAACTTTCTTTCTTGCCTCATTTATTGCTTTTAAATAAGCAGAAGCAGTTTCACTTGTATTTGCTTGTGACATTCTTATAGGATTAACATTATAACCTCTCTTACCAGAAAAAGATGCTAAGTCACCATAACCAACAATACCACTTTCTAAATCAGATATAGGCACAGTTACAACTTTACCCCTACCACTAGAAGCATGAGTAATAGTACCATCACCGTTGTAAATACCAGTATGTCCTATTTTTTGCCCTTCAACTACACCATAATCACCGCCAAAATACATAGAAACAAAATCTCCACGTTTTGGCTGATAACCAGATCCTTTTAAATGAAACGCTCCTACATCATTAAATTGTCTAGCTTGTTCATCAGCAGTTCTAACTATTTCAACACCCAATCCCTTGTATACTTCTTGAACAAATTTTGAACAGTCTATACCTCTGCTAAGATCATTTCCTAAATAATATGGTGTACCAAGCCATTTATTTATTTCTGAAGTTAAAGCATCTCCTACACCAGAAACTACATTCCTAGCTGTATTACTAGCATTAGCTAAATCCTGATTTACATATTTAATATTATCCTTTCTTGCTTGTGCCTGACCAACTTTATCAGCGGGACGTTCCACATATCTAGTCCACCCTTCTACGGCAGCTTCTATGGTTCTTCCATTATCATTATAATATTTCAATGCTTGAGCAAACGCACCACTTTCTGTAGTCCAAATTTCATGCAATAAATAAGCACTTTGCGTTAGTATATGATTAATATCACTAAAATTATCTTTAGCAAACTGCTTTAATCCATCCCAACGCTCATTGTGCCACTGAGCAATGCCAAAAGAAGTACCATTATCTCCAATAGTATTAGTATCTAGATATCTTCCAGACTCACCCATTAAAGATGCAATTATACCTCTAACCATGTTATCCTCAAGTCCACCTTGAGTTAATTGTCTATATACTATTTCAGTATTAGACATTCCACTAGTTGTTTGAGCATTTAATAGTAAATTATCCCTTCCCATCTGAGTTGCAAATAAATTATCATGCATAGCTCCAACATCTGCAAACTTTTCCGCAGCTGCTTTTGTTATTGCAGCAACTTCTTGCTGTCCTCTAACTGCTTTATTAAGTTCTCTTGTATACTGACTTATCTCCCTATTTAACTTATGTAGTTCTTTACGCTGATCATCCTCATTTTTAAATGGGGTTTTTTCTATTTCAGCCTTTTCAGCTAAAGCCTCCTGTAATTTAGCTTCAGCTTCTTCTCTTTCTATTTGTGCTTTTTGAGTATAGTATTCCCTAATAGACATGAATCCTTCATCAAAAGCAATCTTATTTTTAGCAAGAGTTTCCTTCAAATTAGCTATATGATCTTTTAATTGCTCCTTTAATCCTTGAATATGAGCTTTCATAGCTTTTTGTGCTGCTTGTATTGCTTTATTACGAGCTTTTTCATCTTCTTTATCCTGAGCAGTTCCTTTCATTCTTGGAACATCCCTACCTTTAGGAATATCCCTATTTCTCGCTCTATCTATCAAATCAATTACTTTTTTAGTTAATTTTCCAGATTCACCCAGATAAGTATCAAATCCATTAGTTTTCTTGTTTCCAGTCCATCCAGTATCTATCGTATTATTATACTGACCCTCTACATCAGAAAACGCATAAAAAGCATTTTTTGATTCACTTAAAAATGTCTTTGAAGCTTCAGCATATTCATTAGCCTTAGACTCATTACCAAGTTTAGCATTAACCCAACCAAGAAAAGCTTGTGTTAGCCCAATAAACCCTTTGACTAAACCCTCAATCAAACTTACTCCTGATTTCATTACAGCCCATAACATCTTAAATATCTTTATAACACCTAAAAGTGTACCAATAAGCGTGGTTAATGCACCTATCATATCTTTTATGAAATTAACCATAGTCTCTATTGGGTCGCTTCCACCAACAATGGACTGTATCATATTCAACAAAGCATCTGCACATGAAGTAGCATATACAACTATATCTAATAATCCATCAGCCAATTCTTTTAGCCAATCACTAAGATGAAAATTACCTTGTTCATCAAACTGACCTAACGACTTTGTAATAGTCTGAGCAGTTTCAACAATAAGTGGCCCATACTCATCAACTATCGTCATTGCAGCAATGCCCCAAGTCTCTTGCAACTGTTCTATAGCACCAACAGGAGTATTAGCATATTCTTCCATTACCTTAGTATATTCTTGAAATTTCTTCATCAAATACTCATATAATGCATCAACATTACCCTTAAACTGAGCAAGATCTTGATTAGTAATGCCCAAAATATTTGCTACCTGTGATGTTCTAGCTGTAATACTACCTTGAGCTAAATCACGAGTTTCTTGTAGTACCTGATTAGGAGCCAATCTACCAGTCTTTGCTACACCAGCTACACCAAAAATAACATCTTGGGCTTGTTTTGGAGTCATACCCTTATTTAAAAGCATTGGCAATACGCCTTGCTGTGCTGTAAGAATATCATTTAAGTTCAATACTGTTTTAGCAGCTTCCTGCATAGCTCTGCTAAATAAATACGCTGATTCAGCAGTAGCTTCTTCATTAGTTACTGCTCTACCATTAACAGTGGCTGAAGTCTTTAATGCTGCTTTTGTAGTTAGCATAGTTGTATCACGTTGAGCCATTAGTTCAAATCCAGGCTTTAATGCTGTTGCAACTAATTGTGCTATAGATCCAAGTGCCGAAGCCAAATTATTGATTGCACCTATCAGTAAATTACCCGCAACCAGCATACCGCCAATAGTAGCAGCTGCTATAGATGCTGTACCAGTAAGTTTACTTAAAGAACCCCCAGCAGCATTACCTTTAGCCAATACATCTGCCAAAGCCTCACCAAATGAACCAAGACCTTTTGAAGATCTACCGAGAAAATGAATAAACTGTGTAGCATCACTTGAATTATACCAACGATCACCGCCAACAGTTCCACTACTGCCTCCACCTCTAGATCCTCCACCACCAGATCTATTATTATACCTAGTATTAACTCTAAGAGTCATCCTATTTATTCTACGTATCTGATTAGTAATAATGGCTAATCTTTTTTCTACAGCAAATAAATCAGACTGGTCTGCTTCAACTTTTAATTTTGGTAAATCTTTTGCACCACTAGCTTCTATTTTTATCTTTGAATTTTGCTTAATAGACCTTAAATATAATTCCATATTCTTCAGTTTACCTAAAATTGGATTTAGTCCACTTTCTGTAAACTGAATAGAATTGTTATTCTTTAAATTAGCTAATACATTAGATACTTGTCTAACCCTATCTAAAGAATTTTGTACACTTTTTACAGTTATACCAAAAGTTATATCACTCTTTAATCCTGCAAGCTTAGACATATCTTTAGTAAATGTATTTATTCCTTTTAAGTCTGCATTATTTTTTACATTTATTGTAAAACTTACATTCTTAAGGTTATTTATGTCCTTTGATAAACCTGCTAATTGACTTTTAACTTGTGCAGTAGTAGCATTTAAACTTATAGTGTGCTTGCCAGTAATAAAGTTTAAATCATTCCTTATTGACTGAAGTTGCGAAGATACTCCTTTTGCATCCAAAGATAAAGTTATTTTAGTAAAATCTTTAAATGATCTTAATGTACTTAATAATCTATCGGCTTTTGCTTGAGCGTCAGCAGTAGATAGTTTTACTACATTATCTTTATTAAATGTACGAGAAATGAAATCCCCTAAATTCTGAATAGACATTCTCGCACTTCTAGTTTGTGCTTTTACATCTATAGTTTTATTCTTAAATTCATTAAGCAGATTCTTTAATTCTTGCATACTTTGCTTTGCTTTATCTGCTTTAAGATTTATCTCACCATCTAACTGTAAAATGGTTTTTTCTTTCCCTGCCACATCTCCTCCCCCCTATTTATATATAAAAAGCCTCACCATTATATAGGTAAGGCTTATTTTCTCATATCTTCAACTATTTTTTGTATTTTCTTTCCAGATCCTCCAAAAGCCATACCTATTCCTAATCCTACAGCGTCTATAAAATCTGCTGTATGCCTCATGTCTTGTTTAACACATTTTTCGTAAAACAATGTTATCTCTTCTCTCGAATATTCTCTAAGTACCTTATTCTTATCGTGTCCGTGTTCTATTAAAACTTGCAGAACTTCATAGATACTTACTTCTTGCTGGTCTTTTTTGGCTTTTCCTCGTCCTTTTTCTCGACCAGATTTTGAGTCTTCTCCTTTAGCTTCTGCAAGAACTTCTTGAAAAAAGATTTATTCACCTCATAAATCTTAAATAATAGATCAATACCTTCTTCAGCACTAATAAGCTCTGCCTCGTCATAATCTAAATTAGTAGATTTTACAATAATATTCTGAATTAAATCAGCAGCATCTTCACCAACTAATCCTATAATTTCTACCATACCAATTAATCTGATAGCATTATCTGAGTTAATATCTCCAGAATTTACTGCAAGTTTACCAATAGCATTAGCAGCTACTTCACTGTTATTTACAATAGCAGCTGCTAAACTACTCATTTGACTAGCAAGACGAATTGTATCTAACATTGCTAATTTATGTACAATTACCGTTTTACCATCTACTTTAATTTCCTGTTCTGACAATAATAGTTCCATTTCAGAAGTATTTTTTTCTTCACTCATGTTTCATCCTCTCTCTTAAAAATAAAATTAAATCTTAATATCGACCTTAGTTCCTACATTTATTATACCACATTTAAGCCCATTTGTCAAGTCATCCACAACTTCAACAAACTCCTTTTGGTGGTTATCCTTCTTTTTATTATACTGATACTGCTGATAATAAATATTAACCACTGGTTCTATATGCAATTTTATCTCTCCCAATCTACGTAATTTCTATGTCCACAATTTAATATGTAAGCTTTCCATCTCGCAATTCTTCTTGAAAATCTAACACGACTATCAAGAATATCTATATGTTTGGCTTTTATAGCGTGTTCTTTACCAAATCTTCTTTCAATAATTTTTAACCACTTTTTACGTTCTTTAGCTTTCTCTTGACGATATAATACATGTTTAGATTTTCTCATCTTCATTACTCCATGCAGAAACATTAGTTCCTACTGCCCCACATTTACTACATACATAAGAACTACTTACCGTGTTATAACCATCGACAACTTCATCAACTTCTATACTATCTACCTTAAACAAAAAAGAATTACCACAACAACCACAAGTTATAGTGTGCATCACTCCTGTTTTATTTGGATAGTATCTAAGCACAATCCAAATCATCTTTAATTTTTCTTTTAGTAGCTCAATCATTGCTTTCCTCCATTTTACCTAAGTATGAAATATCTAATATCTTAACCCTATAGCCACCTGTAGTATCACATTCTGCAAATTCTAATAGTTGTGGGGCTATTCCATAGATATTATTATTACACAAAACAAATTCAGTTTCTATTAACTGCCTGTATATAGTATCATCTACATCTACCCAAGAATTAGAAATTATTACTTGGACTTTATATTTGATAAAATAGCTATACATTTTTCAGCATCCTCTTTCTGCAATCCTACTTTCATACTAGTTTGTACAAAATTATTGGGAAAATGTTCTTTTATATCAAATGCTTCATCATCTAAAATAACAAATGACTCTATATCATTATGATTATCTAGCCATTCTTTTATTTCTAATCCACGAATACCATGCTCACTACAACATGTTTTATCATATATTGACATAGAAAAATCATTTAATCTTTTCTTTAATGTATCTAACAAGCTACAATTTCTCCAAGAAGAACTTACTACAATTTTTGCGTTAGTTCTTCTTACTATACATGCTAGTAATATTAAGTGCTTATCAGATTCAATTGTCCATGAAAATCTATCTTGTACTGAATTTAATACACCATCTACATCAAGAAATATTATTTTCATAATGTTTCTCCCATTTAGTTCTTCCAGATCTATATACTTTACATGCCTTTAATTTAAGCATCACATAATCTTCCTTGTTAGAAGCATTAACTGCAATAGCCTCATCAACTAAAGAAGCAGTTTTCTTATCCTTTTTAAGCTTCTTTAATTTAGTTTTTTCTCTACCAATAGCTTCACCATTCAAATACCAATAATATCTAGGAGAAGTCTGAGAAACACAACTAAATCCCAAAGATTCATAAATACCTCCTAAAAAGTAATCATTATCAGAATAAGAAACTAAATAATTTGGGCAATACTCCCGTTCAAAAGCCTTAAGCAATTTATTTGCTCCACCAATTATAGTATATCCATTCTTCACACAATATCTATGAAGTTCATATCTTCCCTCTATATGACTTTTATAAGCTACCCAGTCAAAAGACATAATTGACATAAGCTCATTATTATAGTATAATCCATAATTTATATGATTATATTGCGTCTTTCCTTGTAAATGATACTTGTCCATAAATTCATCTGTAATAGCAGAATCTACTTTTTTAATAACACATTTACGAGCCACTATCTTAGTCTGAGGAATAAATAATGATCTTAAATATGACTTAATTTTATCTTGATTATATTTCCAGTCCACATCAAAAATTGAAATTAAATGTACTCCCTGCATTTTAGCAGTGAGAAATTTATCTTGATGGTAAGTCTTTTCTTTATCTTCATAAGGAGAACCCTTACTAGCATGATAAACTGATCCATTGTATTCTATACCAATACCATAATTCTTATAATAAATATCTATCTCCTTGCCAAAAAGAATATCTGAAGTCTTTTCTGGAGTATCATCAATCAATGTTGCAATATATTTCTTTATTTCATTCTCTGCAATTGAACCAGATACAGCTGTATTATTACAACCACAACTATGAATTTTACCAGCTAAAACATCTGACTTATTTATTACCTTTTCCTTTTTACAAATATCACAGAAAAAAACCCAGTGAGGATGCCCATGCTCATCTGTATGATCATATCTAACAGCAGTTAAATGATCATATACATTTCCAATAATACTTTTAAATCCTGGATTATCTTCACCTGTTCTATGCCTCCTGCAACCACAAGATTTAGTATTACCATTAACAAGATTTTTACCAATCACTATAAATTCATCATTATTACATCTAGTGCAAAAGCATTTCCAATATGTTCTTTCATTTTTCACATAAGCAAAATCAGTAACAATCAAATCTCCGAACTTCTGCCCAATAAGATTATCTTGCTTTAACTTTGACAGCTTCTCAGATCTACAATATTTACAGGTTCTATTAACTAATCGCTTATTAGACAGAGAATGTGAATCAAAAATATCATGTCTGCCACACTCACAAACACAATCCCATACTGCACGATTATCAGCATTAGTATACAAATATTCCACAGCAGTTACATGTCCAAATACTTGACCAGTCAAATCCTTATGTGCAGTAATACACTTACCACAATTCTTTACAGCACCACTAAACAAATCTACTTCTTCTACTACAAGCCTATTTTTAGCCCTACACAAACATTCACAAAGCCATCTACTCTCCCCAACTTCTGCAATAACAACAAGCTTATTAAATCTTTGACCAATTAAATTATGCTTAATATTAGGATCATAATCTGTACACCCACAACTATAAATAGTCCCACTATTCACTTCATCTGTGGATAAAATACATCTAGTACGACTAGAACAGCTACACTCACAAACCCACAACGGTTTACCAGTTTTCTTTTTATCACTTTTAGCAACTACTTCAAACATATTAAATTTATAGCCAAGCAGATTCATAAATAAAACTCAACTCCATCCAATTTTTAAATATAATCAGCGTATGCTTAAAGTATATCAGAAAATTATTCTTTTGTCAAGCCCTTTCTACAAACTAAAAAAGACTCAGAATATTCTGAGTCTTTAATAAAATCTTATTCATTCGGATCGTAAACACCGTTTTTGCCAGATCCTTCAGTATTCTCTGCAAGTTTTGTAACTTTATACAGAGGATAATCCATTTTATTACCTTACAGGCTCTTTATCCTGTAATTCTAATACTTTATCATTGTATTAGTTTAGACTATATCTTCAACTCATATGAGTTGTTCCCTATTCGTGGGTATTTCTTCCTCTTGGGATTACTTTACCTAGTCGTTACACTTCCTATATGTTACCACATAGTTTAGCTCGGTATTATCCTATAATTATTTGAAGGACTCTCTTCTTTATATACCACAATAACTATTAAAATAGTTTGTCGGAACCGAATTAAAGGAAATATACGTATAACTCACGCTACACGCACCCAATTATGTTTAGGATGATTTTCATAATCTGACATGATATCTAGTTGAAGCGTAAATTCTCCGAAGTCGTCGCCGATAAGACCAGTCAAATCTCCATCTGGCCTAATATTACACTTCCATGCCTCAATCATAAGGGCATTGCCTTGGTTTGGATCACCGAGGAACAAAAGCTCGCCAGTTATCTTACCAGCAGCAGAACCACTGACTGTTACATAACTTGCATCTGGTATCGTACAGGAAATCATTACTGTATCTCCAGCCTTAATTGCACCATCTTTCTTGATCTTAATGAGTCCACCACGAATTGACTCATCTTCAAGTACAAAGTCTTTACCTTCTTTAAATGTACTCATACCTGCTGTCACATTAAATGTCATTATACCACTAGGTACAGTAAACATATCAGCAGGAGTTAATGTAAATGTCATTGTTACACCTGCAACAGTTAATGTAAGAGATGTAGAACCAGCAGTACCAGTCATAGTTACATAAGTACCAGAAGCAGTAGTTAAATCTAAGGCATTAGATGCTGCTTCAATTGTGTAACCGTCAAAATCACCCGCAGTTGGTGTACCTGAGTGTGTAATTCTAAATACAAATGTAGCGTCACTTGTACCAGTATAACCAGTACCATTAAGTACTATCTGACCACCTGCGGCATCTGTCATAGTAAGTCCATCAGCACTTACATTAGTTGCTGGAGCAAATTTAGCTTCTGGAAGTACTGCACTTGCTGGTGCTACTGCAACACCAGTTACATTTACATATCTATTACCATCTGCGTCTTTTAGCTCAATAATTCCAGGAACAGAAGGAACTGTATAAGATTCATTTACTAGTGTAGTACCTGTCTGAACATGTACACCTTCTGTACCATATAAACCTAGAGCTAGATTATACATATTATATTCATTTAATACTATAGATCCACTTGCTTTGGTCTGCGTAGTTACTGCTGCCATTAGTTCACGTTTCTTATTCATAGAACTATATTTTTCTACAGTAGTAACATCAGTAGTTATATTAAACTCTGTGCAGTTTCCTAAAAAGTGGAGCTGATTTTCATCATCTGATCTGCGGAAATATATTCCACCAGCACCGACCATTAAATCAGCGGCTTCTGAAAACGCCTGATTTGCCAAGTCAATCACTCCTTCTTAATTTAATATTTATGCATAAAAATTAAATTACTTCTTACTTTTATACCACTCAATCTCAACAACTATTCTATGTTGAGTATTTCCAAGTGCCATTGTCTCATCTCCATCGCTTAATACAGCAAGTATATCAAATTTTACTCCAATGCTTAATTCTCTCTGTATTTTCTTTGAAAAATCATCATGTAGCACTTTTAATAATTCATTCTCAACTTTATAGCTTTGATTATATAAATATTCACTTATCGGTATATCTGGTGTATTTTCTCCTTGAAGGTATATATCAATCCAAAACTGAACTTTTCCTCCAATTATTTTATCCTGTTTTTCTACAGAGTCTTCTTCGCTAAATATTACCCAAATTGCAGGATATTCACCAGTATTGCCTGTTCCAAACCTAAACTGTAATTCGTCCCTATGTTTTAGATATTCAAATAATCTTGAACCATCCAAATATCTATAGGAACGCATAAAATCCACCAGCTTTTTTCCTATCTGTCTCCACATTAATTTTTGTAACATGATTTAATTCCTCGCTAAACCTAAAACAGCAGGAAATTTTCTTTTTCTAGCTGATGTTCCATTTGTAAAAGAACTTGCATTTAATTGTGCTAAAAGCTCATCTAATGCCTGTTTATACATTTCCCACTTTAGCCTAAAAGAGTCTTTATCCGTTTCCTTACCTAAACTATACACAGTTCTTAACCATGCTGCTTTCATATATGAATAATATATAGCAATCATTTTAACTATATATGGTGTTGGATCTGCAATATTTTCTGGTGCAACCCCATAATTTCTTGCTAAAGATTCAACATACTCACTTGATTCTTTTACTAAATCTTCTGTTACATATGTTTTTAGGAGTGCGTCTGTTAACGTGGCTTTACTATAATACGCTCTATATGCAGGAACATTAGTCGTGTTTAATGCCATGTCTATCTAGCACCTCCCCAATAATTTTTCTATAATTAACACTATTTCTGGCTCTTGTAAGCCAACCATTATCACCCTTTATACCCTTTACAGTATTTGGTCTTTTTACAAAATGTATTTTTCCATCTTTACCAACAAATCTCATTGCTTTTGCATGTTTTGAACTATGTGCATGTGTACCTTCTATTAAATAATTAGCGTAATTTCTAAAAGGGCTATTTGGAAATCTACTATTTTTACCAACATCTTGCCCTTCTTTATACTTAGCATTTGGATTTAATATATATGGGCCATTATTTGAATAATATTCTAATGTATCTTCATCTATAAAAACTATTGCCTTTAATTTATTAGTCACCATACTATCTATAGCTTTATCTAATGCAAAAGTTCTGTTCATCCATTTAGGGTGATCTCTTCTTAAGTGTTCTTTGATTCTTTTACAAGATAATACAAGAGCCTCTTTAAGTAGAGGCTCAAGTTTATCTTTAACACCATCTAGCCTAGATAGCCATTGTGACATTCTAAGGTTGATGTGTGGAGTTTCCATATTTAATTATTTTACATCTGCAATGAGGATAGAACCTGCACCACCATTTACATCTGCACCGAAAGAGGGCAGAGCAATCTGAGATACAATAGTTTCAACATTTACAGGATGATCTAATGTACGAGTATATACAGCTACAGCAGTATCCACAATACGAGTATTAGAAGCAAACTTGCTATTGGAAAGCAGGTCAACCTCTTCTGGAGTCGTACCCATTACCATGTTACCAAGAACACCGCCAGCAGGCAGGAATGTTACAACATCATCTGGGAAGAAGGGAACACCAATGCCACCAACTTCAGTTGCATATACATTATCGTTAATAAGAATCTCTACACCAACATAGCTACGAATAAGGTCACGTACCTGCTGTGGATAAATTAGTAGACCAGAAAGGCTAGTAGCGGTTGGATATAGTGCTTTAGCTACAGACTGAGAATTCTTAATATGATTAAATGTAGTAGTAGTCATTACTGCATAACCAAGTCTAACATGGAAATCCTTATTAAACTGTGTTACCCAATCAAGCATATCTTCAAGAGGAGTAGAAGATGCAGTAGTGTGCCAAGAAATAGCAGCTTTTACCTTCTGCTTCTTATGTAGATTATAATTATAAACAAGATTTGAACCATTACCTACTACCTTAATCTGACCAGTAGAAATAAGTTCCATAGCCATACGTTCACGAGCTACACGAGCACCACGGATTAGATTATTAGCGTCATCAAAAATTCTTTCAACATAAGTAGAAAGAATAGCATCATTAGAAATAGCAAGAATCTGCTGACGAGTTTCCTCATCTACCTTCATTCTCTCACGGAAGAAAGGCATTTTAGATTTCTGCACTTCTACGCTCAGACGATCTCTATAGGTTGCCTGAGTATCAAATGCACTTGGTTTCAATTCTACAGGCAGACCTGCACGACCACCAATTTTATTAAGTTCAATACCTGCAATTTTCTTTACTGGGAATAGACGATCACCAAGATATAGATCCTGAGTAGTGTTGTTATAATTATCCCAATATGCTGTAATATTTGCAGGAGTAATAAGATCAAATAATTTCATGTTATATTCGTTCCTCCCCTTTCTAATTAGTCTCTACGTGCAAACTGAATGTGTGGCAGTTTAGCTTTAATAGCGGCACCTGGTTCGCTAGGCATCTTATCAATGTTAATAACACCATGAATAATCATTGCACCAGTAGCTTCACCATCAGTTACCTTTACAGTATGATAAAGAATACCATCAATATCACTAGCTACAGTAGTTGCACCACCTGAAGCAGTAGTACCAGTATCAGCAGCAGGAATATCAGCTTCTTTACCAGATACAACAGTTGCTACAACAAGAGAATTAAGAACAAGATCTTCATTAATCTTCTTAGCAAGCTGTGCAAAATTATCCTTTACATTGCCAGCCTTATCTGTACCAAGTTTAATGGTAATACCTGTAGATGTATTATAACTAAATACATCATTATGTGCGGTAGTGTCTACTGTCATTGCTACAGGAATAGCTACAGCACCTTCTGCTTTTGCAGTAAGTACAAGACCACTATCAAGAGTTACAGTAGCCTTAGCTTCAGTTGGTACTACAACTGTTGCAAGCTGATTTGGATCTACAAGTAGAGAAGTACCGTTAGAACCGTAGAGATAAGAACCATAAGGAATGTAATAATTACCCTTATCATCTGGAGTAATACCTGCCAGAGAAGTTTTGTCAAGAGTTACAGGACGAGCAAGATAGCCTTCACCAATAAGTAATAGCTCTGGATCAAAACCATCAACTGGCTTCATTTTAAAATCAATTGCCATGTTTAAATGACCTCCTTAAAAATATTAAAATTTTCTGTTTATTTTTACGCAAGCTTCTCTAGCTTACGCACCTTTCTTCATAAAAGGAATTTTTATAATAGTAAAATCCCCACACTATACATATGTGGAGATTATTATACATTAAATGCCAAAAGCTTCTGCTAATGATTTAGTATTATTAGGATTCTGGCTACTCTTCTTTGTATTTAGAAGTGCTTGCATAAATGGAGATACTTCATTGGAAGAATTACCACCACTACCACCAGAACTACCTGCACCGCCTTTAGGCTGTACTTCAATAAAGCTTGGATGGTCTTTTGCCCAATCTGCAATATAATCTGCTACAGAAAGTTCTACACCATCATCACCCATAATTGTACAAGTCTTACCATCATCTTCTACCTTAGTTTTATGGAAGAAAATATCGGTCATCATATCTGGATCAAGAGCATGTACACTATCAAGAGATTTACGAATAGTTGTTCTCTTTACATTGTCCAGTCGCATAGTTTTTTCACTATTAAGCTGTGTAGTAAGATCTTCAATAGTCTTATTATTTTCATCTACAAGACGATTTGCTTTTGTAAGACTACGTTTAAGCTCCTTAATCTCTTCTGGAGTTGCACCGCCACCAGCTTCTTTTACAATCTTTTCTTTTGCAAGTTCAATACCCTCGTCAAAATCTTTAGCGTTTACATCCACACCAAAAGCATTAACAAGAATATTATACTGCTCCAAAGTCTGCTTATTTGCTTCAATTGTTTCATTTAATGCTTTTTCCTTATCTTCAAGTTCATGAATAGACTTCTGAAAAGCATTATACTCTTTTTTCAAAATAACAGCTTTGTCTTTAGTTTCTTCGGTATCTAAACCGAGTGCTTTAGTTAGTTCTTCTAATTCCATGTTTCTTTTCCTCTCTTTCTAATTATTATTATATCACAAAATTTTAATTTTGTCAAATCACACAACCTATAACTATATTATAACATACTTTTCAAAATTTGTCAAGTCATAAAATAAATTACTGTATATGCTAACTCATTTGGATATGTATTAAGTAGCTGTAGGCTGTACTGCTGAAACTCCTTCAACATCTACTGGTGCTCCTTTATTTTCTAGCCCATCTAATTCATCAATAAGTTTTTGAGTAACACTAAAATCAAGATCATCGGTCATTGCACGAATAACTTTCTTCTTTACTTCATAGTTTAATCCTTCACTTATATTAAAACCAAATGTAGTTAAAGCATTTGCTAATGTTTCTGATACATCAACTACTCCATATTCTTTATTATAAGTTACAAAATAATTTGACATATCCTCATTCATATAAGAACCAAACATAAATGCTATAATTCTTTCTGTTGCCTGAAGATTCTCTGCTAAATCCATAATAGTACGGAAAAGCTGTAAATTATCCCACTTCTTAGCAAGCCCAGACACATTAGAAATATTTTGCTGATTTAAGAATGTTAAATTTGCTTGCCTAAATATCTCCTTTATGATTAATTCTATTTCCTTAACAATCATATCTGTTGGCTTATCACTAGGAGATATAAATTTAGGAGATTGCTGACCATCTCTAAATAATAATGTATCTGTTACACCTACTCTTATAGGATCATTTTCTGGATCTTCATATTCATCCTCATCACCTATTGGATAAAGAAGTATAGAAAAAGCTTGTCCACGATTTATACAGTCAAGAGAACTTAACTGATTATATAAAGCAAAAGAACTTCTAGCAATACCATACAAATCAGATTGTGGAATTAAATCATCTGTTGCATTTAATACTCCATATAAAGGTATTACTGGTATTCTTCCAATAGTATTTTCAAATACTTCTTCTTCATCCTTTACTTTTTTTCTACATATTGTATCAGTCCATGTCCATGTTTCAGTGATAGAAGAAGTTTCTCCTTTATCATCTATTACTTCATTTTGAACTGTATATGTTATACTTATAAGCCTACCAAATTTATCCCTTGAATATTTAGTTACTTGACTAGGACTTACTAAATACAAATACGGATATATTCTTTCTTCGGCTATTTTCTTTTTTGTTAATACTACATTTGGGTCAACTTTAGGTGCGTCTATTACAATGAATTCTACACCATGTAATTTAGCTCTTATTGCAGCCTTTTTCATAAATCTAGTAAGAGTTGTATTATTGCCATCTACATTATTTATAAATAACTTAAATGTATCTGAAAAATTATCCCTTACTGGATCTGATTTAAATATTGGATTTACGTGCGAGTCAATTATCGGCTTAATAAAATTTATATAATAAGCTAAATCCTGTCTATGTGCATATTTATCTGCTTTTTCTACTGGAAAGGGTACTAGGTATGTTCCATCCTCGAATCCACCACTTCCACGATAAGCATCATCCAGTAATTTATATTTATTTAAATTACCTGCATTATATTTAGCTCCCATTAACAACTGCTGGGTCATCTCATTAAAAGATTTTTCCACTCTTTCATAATGCTCTATATCACCAGAAGCACCCAATACATTTCTCTTTATACCTATTTCTTTATTATGTACTGACATTGATTATTATCTCACCTCCCGTACATAATATTTATAAATATTACCAACCAACATTACGCGATACATTTTCTACTTTATGTTTATCTTTAAGCCTCATGCATAAATATCTAGAAGCGTCCATTACGTGATCTTCTGTTTTAAGTGGACGATCTTCACCACGCAACTGAGCTTTTGAATCCCATGAATATGTATGTACTTCTTTTATAAAAAATCTACATTCATTAGATACAAATAAAGTTCTAGCTCCTATAAAAGTAGCCATAGTCCTTATACCATCTATAACAGAATTATTTGCATTTTTAGCCTTCATATGAAATCTTCTTAATTGAAGTTTAAAACTAGCAGCTGCTGGGTCAATCATTATTTCAATATCACGATACCCTTTACCAGTTAAATACTTATTTTCTTCTATAAAAGCTCTCATATCTTCTGCAAATTCTAAATCTGTTTTTTGAACGTCATAATCATTTTCCCTTCTAGCTTCTTCTCTACCAGCAAAATAATATTCTTTCACAATATATATATTACCATCAGTATCTTTACCACCAAGTAAAAATACAGTAGCATTACCAGTACCATAGTCAACACCAATGCACCATTTAATAATTTTATCATAAGGTATTTCATTAGGATTAACTATATTTTCTCTATCAGAAAACATATCATATATTAATCCGTCTGCAACTACCCATTTCTAGCTTTACCATACAGGCTCTTTATCCTGTAACTAAGATTTCTCTTAGAGTTGGACTATCTCTTAACCATATCATCTAAGACTTAGGTTGTGGATTTCGTGGACTTTCACCATATATTTATAATACTTAGGTTACTTATCTAGTCTCTAAACCTTCAAGACATTTCTATACTTGATTGGTAATTGATTAGCATTTTACAGCTTTCCAATTTTAACCCACTTTATTTTCAATTAGCTTTCGCTAAAAGGACAGCAAATGTTTACCGTCTATAAATCTTTTCTTAAAAACACCAGAATACATTGTCTTATATCTATTTTTTACTTCTTCTGACAATGTTAAATTATCGTCCATAGTAAAATGAACATACATACCATTTTTTTCTTTTAAGTGTTTTAATACATCTTGATAAAACCAATGATGTGGTGAAGCTGGGTTACAGCAAACCATACACTTTGATCCATCCACAGATAAACGTGCTGTAGCTTGATTAAAAAAACTTTGTGGTATTAGTGCAACTTCCAGTTATGTTATCTCTTAGGCTTTTTATCCTAAGATTCTATATGTCACCATATAGCTCGGCATATATTTTCACCATATCTATGTCCATATAGACTTAGGTGTTGGAGACTCGTGGAAACATTATATTCTACTAACGTAGGTTCAGTTTCTATGCTCTACAATACTGAATACACTTTAGATTATTCAGTTATCTAGGTATTATCTTAAAAAGACTTCCACCTATTTTCCCCAATAATAATACAATATATTTCTATACTGCACGACAAATTTTATCAATATATAGCGCACACAAAGTGATCCCTTGGATCAAGTCTGCTGATGATTCCAATTATGTTATCGTAAAGGCTTTTTATCCTCTACTTCTATATGTCACCATATAGCTCGGCTTAAATCTTCACCATATTTAATTAAAACTTAGGTGTCGGAGTCTCGTGGAAATATTATATTCTACATAAAAATATAGGTTCAATTTCTAAGCTCTACAATACTAAATAATTTTTAATTTATTTAGTTATCTCGGAATTTTCTATATATTCTTCATAACCTCTATGAATGTCCTGAAAATGATCATATACTGCATACATGTCATAATTACGCTTTTTCAATCTTGCACTAAGAGTATCTTGTTTTATATTCATAATATCTGACCAATCATGAATAGTCTTAGTCTCACCATTAAACTCAACAAATCTAACACTACACTTAATTGGTGTTTCCAATATATCCTCAACAGACCATCCACGCTCATATCTAGAACATAAAGCTCTATAAACTAATCCAAGTTTATCAGCCCATTGCTTAAGATTATGTGTTTCACCATTATAAGTTAAAACAACATTTGATCTCATATTATTTCGTTGCTCAAATATAGTTGCCCATCTACAATTTGATGGTTCGTAGTTACCATTCACATCTATACGGTCTATGGTTAAATCATCACTATATCCACTACTCATTGCCCAATAATAAAAATTAGTGAATCCCAAAATATCATCTAACCACTCATCACAAACTGTTATACCACGACCACCATAATGCTTATAATCTTTATTATTAACATTATAGCATCTGTGCTTCATCCTATTCCAACAACGATATATTCTTGTATTAGACATTCCAGTTAATGGTTCCATGCTATAATACCTCCAAATAAAAATTTATAAACATATTATAACACAAAACAAAAAAGAAGTCAAGACTTTTTCCGATTTACCCCGATTATAATACATATAGTTTCCTACATGCACGACAAATCAATATCTTTAGCACCAAAAAGCCAAAATAAATTTGTTACACCATTTTTAGTTATTTCTAAATAATTATCTGCTCTATGATCTACACAATCATATCCCATACCTAATAACATTTGCTTTAACGTATTAACTACATTCCTACGTAATGCGCCGCTTGATCTCATTATGTTATCCTATAGGCTTTTTATCCTATAGTTCTATATATTACTATATAGCTCGGAGTACATTTTCATCATATCTAACTAAAGACTTAGATGTTGAACACTCGTGGAGATATTATATTTATTCAATCTCTACTCTCTACACTACTAACTGACCTATTCGCAATTCAGTTAGTTAGCTCGATATTGTCCTATTTTTTAAACTACACCTACGATTATTTGCTTGTTCTTTATGTGTTGCCCAAGTACAGTTTTCTTTACAATAATTGCCATTAACATCAATTCTTTCTATAGTCGTTTCATGTTCACCAAATTCTTCTACATGTTTTAAATAAGACTCATACATGTCTTCTTTAAATTCTTCAAAAGAATTCCAAAGACATTTTATACCTCTACCACCATAATCAGCATACTTATTAGAAGTCTCACAATTACACCTATATTTAATACCATCCCATATCTTATAAAATCGTGTAAAGTACATGCCATGCTTCATATTTGAATAGGGCAATGCTACATCTTTATAACATCCGCAAGACTTAGTATCATTATTAACTAAATGATCGAGCCTAACACTAACTTCATTTCCACACTCGCATAAGCATTTCCAATAAGTACCTCTATAAGGTACACTTCTGTCAATTTCAATTGCAGTCAACCTACCAAACTTTTGACCAGCAATATCTAAAATATCGTGCTTAATTTTCTTTGCTTTTTCACTAGCCAATTCGCGATTATAACAACCACAAGATTTAGTATGACCATTACGAAGATTTTGACCAATTACTACAACTGTATTACCACAATCACATAAACACTTCCAATAAGAACCTTTACCCTTAACCTTATGATCAAGAGAAATAACAAGTAACCTACCAAACTTTTTACCAATCATATCTATAGTCTTTTTTCCTGACATTTCAACTTACTCCCCCTAACTTTTTACTTTTATTAAAGCATAAAAAAGTCAAAATGTCAAATAGGAATTTTATCGAATTTGCTCAATTTTCTAAATAATGTTTCCATTATTAGGGGCAAATCAATTACCCACCATTGCAGCATTCATTCCATTAAATGTATCCATTACAAACAATACAAATGAAAGTGAACAGCAAATAGTTTTGCCACTTCTGACACTACCATCTGCAACCAATAAAAACTTATCACTTACTGGAGAATTATCCTGCCAATATGTTAATACTTTCATTTGTTTTTTACTAAAAGGCTTAAACTTAAATCCAGTTAATTTTAATTTTTTCTGATTAGCCATCTTTTAGAGCTTCTTCTAGCTCATCATCAACCCCTTCAACGGCATCATCATCCCAAACTTCATCTGTCTTACCTTGAATTGCTTTGATAATTGAATCAGAATTATCATCTTTTTCTTCTTTCTTCTCTCCCCAACCAAAGTATTGACGAAGTTTTTCCCACGCTTGCATTTTATCTGGAAGATTTATAGAAATACCATCTCTGCCTTGCTTTACTGAAACAATTAAAGATGCATCTACTTCTTCACTATCTACCAAATGCATTTTATTTACAAATTTAGTTATTGGTTCTCCTGTATCTGGATCTCTCATTACTGACCCATCTTTATCTAATACTGGAACTTCTTCTTCACTAAATTTTAGATAATCACTAATATCTGCTCTGGCTGATTTTATTAAAAACTCAAGATATTCATTAGGATCAATATCAAATACTCTCTGCTGAACTTTCTTCAACTTTTTTATTGCCGATTTTATCTTAGGCTTATTTCTAAGTCTATTGCCCATTACAGCACCCTTATATTTATCATACTTATAAACTTGCATTGCTGCTTGTGTAGCATTATAAGACTGTAAATATCTTAGGACAAATTCTTGCTCTTTATCTGTTAAATCAAGACCATCTAATAGATCCGACATAAAATCAACTGAGTCTTCTTTATCTATTTTAGTTTTCTTTGCCATTTCCTCCCCCTTCCCTTTAATAATTACACATCTTTCTCAATATTAAAATCTACATGAGCGAAAAGCCTGTTTCGGCATCCTCGCCCATGTAAATAATAGAAAGAGAAAGAAATAAGAACTATCTAATTCTATTATATCACAATTTTCTGAATTTGTCAAATTATAAAAAGGAGAGGTGACACCTGCAAGTATTCCTCTCCCACGAGCAGTTATATCATACTCAGGATTCTACGGTTGCCTATAGCGGGCTGTAGATAACCCATATTGTAATCACCGCACCCATTGCCTTGATTACATAATTAGTATAACAAAGAAAAAATAATTTGTCAACCCCTATAGCAAAAAAGAGCCAAATTTTTTGGCTCTTCTTTACGAAAGGAGTTAATCTATATGTATCACTAAGGAGAAAACAATTTGGTAGCAGGTTCCGAACTCGAATCGGAATTTGAAGATCATGACTCTCCCGTACTACCTTTATACTAACCTGCGATTATAACCGTAGCAAAGGAGGCTGAACTAGTATTGCTCCGCACATAAAAGTCGCAGAACCAGCCCCAGATGCTACTATACAATAAACATACATTTCTGTATGATTTTGCTAATATGGTGGATCGTATTGGATTTGAACCAATGACCTGCTGATTATGAGTCAGATGCTGCTAACCACTGAGCTAACGATCCATAATATGGCCTCCCTAAGATGACTCGAACATCTGATATAGGATTAGAAATCCCATGTTATATCCACTTAACTATAGGGAGATAATATAATACTAGACACATTCATGTATCTCTGAAATACCCAAAAGAATATTTGCTGTCTGTGCCTATTTATTTTACTAGATCCCATTAAAAAGATAATCAGTCTTTAATTATGTTTTAGAAATATATTATTGCTGAAAGGATCTACTATAATTTCTTAATCGTACTAGACTCATCAAAACTTAGCTGTTTCCCATTAACGCATATATTTTTGCTGTCAGAATCTACTAAGTCTGCAAGACACATATAAAGTATTCAAATTAACAGTTTGAGCTTTTTATTTGCTGTTCGTGTCTTATAAGAGGTGATAAAATGTTGAATTTAAGGAGAAACGAGACACATTTGAAAAAGTAAAATTGGCATATTAAGTATTTTCTTCTGTATTTGCTGTTTCGTGTCTCAACTATGTTTATATTATAACATAAAATAGGAGGATTGTCAAGCTATTTTTTTTATTTTTTTCTTCAAGTCCATTCCCCAAGAGGTTTTCCTACAATACCTTATCTACTACTGCATATCTTTCTTTATTTAAAACATTTACTAATGCTTTATATGGGTCTAATTCACTACTCATTACCATTTCCATAAGTGACTGACTGAATCCACTCAGCAAAATCACTCCTGCTTTACTTTCAGTTAATGGAATAGTATTAGTTCTTGAGTTTACATTCCAAAAGATTAATTTTGGAAGTTCATACCCTGCTTTTTCATATTTCTCTGCTATACACTCAAAAAGTACTTCATCTTCTTGAGCAATTGCTTCATGATCCCAATCATATGACCAAACATTACCACTTCTTACTGCATCATATTCCATATCACTCAAAATCAATATGCTTTTAGGCATATCATCTTGTGTAGCTTTTGCTTTAACTGCTGTCTCTAAAATGAGATCAAATACTGCTTCAATATTTGTATTAGAGCAATCAGCATATTTATGCAAATATGTGAGCTTATCTGCAAGACTTTCTTTACCATTAACATCTACAATTTGAGGCTTTGAACTAAAAGTGATAAACTTATTATGATACTGACCTTCACTATTTTCTGCACAGTATAATGTTAATGCATCAGCTACATCCATTGCAGTTGCACTAGAATTAGGAATATTACAAGTCATTGAACCTGAACCATCACGAACTACCAATGTGTTCTTGAAACCAATTACTTTTTCTTGTGCTTTCCACAATTCTTCTAAAGTAGCATCTTCTTTATATTTTGGCTCATACCAAAAATCAATACCACTAGTATACTTATGTACAATATCATGTAAAAACAGTGCTTTAGCGTTAATCTTTACAGACTTATCGCCATTAGCTAAATTATTGAGATATTCTTCTCTACGCTCTGCATCATGCTTGAAAAATGCATTTGCATATTTAAGATTAGCACAAGATGGAACTTTGCAGTAATCAATTTCTGACCATTGATTAGCTGAAGTCTTAACTTCTACAACATCAAGATATTTACGAAGTTTACTAAGCATCTTACGATACTGTTTTGGTGAAACTTTAAATACTTCTTTTGCAAGTTTATTAGCTACCCTTCTTGTTTCTTTACTAGAAGTTGAAATTGAAGGAAGCCATTTTGCACATAATGAAATATTTTCACCTCTACTCATAGCCTCTAAATCAATATTGATTATAGCACTAAGAGTCATGGCAATCATATTCTTTACGTTTTTATCTTTTACATTATCCCAAAGCCATACATAATCATCCCATCTACCATATTCAGCAATGTTAATATGATCTAGAAACTTTAATGCTAACTTTGGATGCTTATTGAAAAGATGAAGTGCAAATTCTCTGAATGACTTTCTTTCTCCTGCTCCTCCACGAACATCACGTAAGAATAAAAGCCATTTAAGTGCTAAAGCCTTATCCTCTGCAAAAGCTTGATCAAACAAATCTAAATCTGCTTTTGCTCTGTAACTTGGAATACCAAAGTTTAAGTCTACAAGTTTTTTACCTGTAGATTTATAACCTAAAGCTCCATTCTCTGTTACAGATTTTTCATTTTTCTCTAATTCGTTCATGAAATCCATTAAAAATTCCTCCTAGACTGCATTGCATTTAAAAATTTCAAGTTTTTACTGTTAAATTTGCTGAGTTCAGCCTAAATATTGAGAAATTTAAGAGAGCAATTTATTTCCCAACAATTTTCTGAATTTTACAGCCTAAAGCATCAAGAGAGCAATTTAGCTTTAAGCCATACTCATATTATATCACATCTGCCAAGCCTTGTCAACTAATTTTTTTTATAAAATGTAAATATTTTTTGCTCCGTATGTGATTATAACCCTATTATAACACAACTGAATTGATTTGTCAAGTATTTTCTGAAAATTTTTCAAAAAATATCTAAACTCAAGCTTGCCCATATAGTATAACACAATTTGAACAATTTGTCAAGTATTATTTTATAAGTTATTTATTTCACAAACTAAATATTTCTCTTGACAAAATACTAAAGCTATGCTATAATAATACACTATTATTATATTTAATATTAAAATAGTTATATAATATTAGTAATAAAATTTATGATCATAGACAGATTAAACATACTTTAGTATAGCTAAGATGATATCCCTTAATTATTATATAAATACTAAAAATAAATATATTATAGTTAATAAAGACATTTATGATCTCTGTATTCATAAACTAATTTTTTAGTAATATTAAGATGTTATAAATATCACTACTATTTTTAGATATAATTTTACTGAAATACCTATTTAGTATATATATTATTTAGTATGTATTTAGTATATATTTAGTAGAGGAGCTGAACGCTTATAAATACTGGGCTGAGAACCATTTAAGTGTGCTAATTTAGTCACACTACTGTGCTGGTTTAATCACACTACTGTGCTAATTTAGTCACAAATATATCAAATATATGTGCCAATTTAATCACATAATGTGCTGATTTAGTCACATTAAAAATCGACCTTTTTACCTAAAGCCCTTTGCTCATTTAACCATTTTTCATGAGATATTCTCTGTTCTTCTGTCATAGTTTTTCTTATAACTTTTCCATTATCCCATGGTCTTCCAGTATTTTTATCCATGCTATTCCAGTGATCTTTAAACATAGTTAATGATTTAACATCAAATATTCTATTAGTATTAAAAAGAAAAGGATTAACATATATCAATTGTTTGTTTTCATTATCATGTTTAATTAGTTTATGTTTTTCTAATACTTTAAGTGCTTTACTTAATACTGTACGATCCACACCTAATAGATCAGCTAATTTTGTTATTGTACAGTTAATCATAAACTTATAATTAGCATATCCTATTATATCTTTATAATCAGTATTACTATTTAGTATATCTAATATTTTTTGCAGTATATTTTGTTCTCTACTGTTTAATTTTAATACTAATTTATGTAATATAGGATCTTCTCTACCATAATGATTTACATACTCAATACTGTCAAACTTAATAGGACGATTATCACTACTAATTTCTTTGCTATTCATAGATTTTAACCTCATTTCATGTACATATAGTCATTCAGATTTAGTTTACCACAAATTTTTAAACTGTCAAGATAATTTTCTTATTGACTTTTTGACCAATGTATGCTATAATATAAGTAGAGTAAGAACTTGAGAGCATTGTAAAAATTTTCAGATTTTTTCAAAAAGTTCTTGACTTTTAGACTATAATGTGCTATAATGTATGTAGAGAGCAAAAATAAGAGAAGAAATAAGAACTATCAAATTTTTAACTGGAGAAATTAGCCGTGAAACACATACATGTAAATGATCTGCAAGGAAAAATCAAAATAGAGAAAGAATCTATTGCAGATTTAATTGAACTTACAAGAGTTTCACCTGTAGCTATGAGAATATTGCTTCTACTTTCTGTTTATGTAGATAAAACAAGCTCTTTAATCACTACAGTAAAAACTCTTAACTACATGCTTAATTTAAAATCTAGTCAAACAGAATATGGACTTAGAAAATTAGCTAAAGAAGGATTTATTGATCTTGAAGCAGTAAAACTAGATCATAAACAAACTGCTGAAGTAGTATCTCATAATGATGAACTATACTTTGATTCAGCCTGTACAATTTGGGAAGTAATTAGTAGAGAGAGAGCATCTAATTTTGATCTTACAGGTAAATATATCAAAGTAACAGTAAATTCAGCAGTAATATCTAGCACTAAAGTAAGAGAAAATCGAGTTTTGTTTAAAGTTAAAGATAATTTATTCTTTGACAAAGATATTAACGAAAATGAAATTGATTTAACATGGTGGATTGACTGATGATAGAAAATGGTAAAGCAAGTATGTCATCAACTCTTCAAATAAGGATTCCTCTACATTTGAGAAAGAAATTTAGCGAAGTAGCAAATAAAAATAACGAAACTCCTGCTAGACTTATCAGAGAATTTATTCATAAATACATTGCAGAGAATCAATAACCCACGACTAAAGTCGTAGGCTTGTAAAAAAAGCCTTTATTGATTAGCCTAAGTGCTTTGAACACTACGTTACTCAAGAATATATAGGCACTTCAGAACGTGAGTCCAAATTCTGAACCCTGCGGTTTATAGTTAAACAACTCTGAGAGGTAGGAGTAGTGTTGTAAACATACAAAACCTTGAGATAACATTGGCTATGGACAACTTACCTCCCTTTGGGGGAGAGTTATTCCCTGCTATGATAGGGAATTATGATTATTATTTAAGGAGATATAGTGGACATTCATTCACCAACTAAAGAAGGTGGTATCCTGCCCATAACTTAATGATAAAGATGCTAAATAAAGATGATATTTTAACAGAAACATTGCAAAATAATGTTTTTGTATTAAACACAAATAAAGAAAATGCATTTATATTTACACTTTCAGATCTTCATATTGGACTAGGTAATCAAAAATACATTAAAGCAATTATTGACTTTATTAGTAGTTTAGATAATGCATATGTAATTCTTGGTGGGGATCTTTTAGATAATCCTATTAAATCTAGTCCTGCTTCACCATTGGAAGATTATCTCACTCCACAACAGCAAATAGATAAAGCTGTAGAACTTTTAACACCCATTAAGCATAAGATTGTAGCAATCATAGAAGGTAATCATGAAAAAAGAACTGAGAAAGAAACATATATTTCTATTACACAGATGCTTTCTACACTTTTAGGTATTCCTAATACATATAAACGTGAATTAGCTATAGGTTATATTACTCTTAATGAGAATTGTTATGTATATGTAGATTTACATAAACATAGAAAGACTAAAAATTATTATGCTTTTTATAATGCAGATATATTAGTTTTAGAACATACGCATGAATATAATTATACAGAAAAACCTATAATTTTTCACAATAAATATACAAAAAAGCCTTCAGTAAGAACTGTATATGAAATAAATAATGGATCTGCTTTAGCATTTCCACATTATGCAAAATATGCAGGATATTCTATACAATCTATTGGTACATATGTAGTAGAGCTTAGTGGTAAACAAAGAAATATTAAAGTTTGGAAAGATGTAGATTTAATAAATGCAATAGAGAGAGGTTATCATTAAATGAGTCATAAGTATATTGCTCAATGTACAGGATCTTATGATATTAGAGCTGATTTAAAAATAATAGCTATGAGAGAAGCAGTAGATAAAATTTATCAAAATCACAGAAGAATTAGTGTAGATGATATTCATTTGAGCATTGCTAATACAGATAGTTATGATGGATTCTATACTGTAGAGTATACATTTTACTTTACTGCTTTTGGGGAATCAGAGTTAGATGTTGAGAAAATAATTAAAAAAGGTGAGCATTTAGAAATTTTAAGTGCTGAATGAGGAAATGATTATGGCAAGTAAAAAACAACCAATCGTAACTTTTAAGAATTACGAAGAATTTATTAAGTGTGCATATGAATGGGTAGATATTTTAGGACTTAATAATTGGTTATTTGAGTTTAGACTAATTAACAATAAAGAAATTGGTAAAACTAAAACAGGAGCATCAGAACTTGGATTAAATTGTTTTAATAGTTCTGATCTTTTAGCGGTAATTACTATTGCAAACGGTGCTGGATCTATTGCAGAGTTCAATTTAGTACATGAGCTTTTACATTGTTTGTTAGAATATGGTAATTGTGATTGTGTAGACTCAGACGAACAGGATGGCTATGTGAACTTCTATCAAAGGTCTATTCACTCAAGATTAAACCAGATGGCAAAAAGTCTCCTTAAATGTAAATATCCTCAAATTACTAATGAGTTCTTTAGAATTGAACTTAATGGATTTATTGAACATATGGAGCAAGAAGACATTAAAGATGAATTTCCTTGCAATGGATGTGCTAAGAAGCAATGAAAGAAGTTGAAGTTATGGAAAATTTTGAAACTATTACTCTAACAAATAAAGACCATAAACAAGTAATTGTAGATAAAGAATTATTTGATGAATTGTCTAAACACAAATGGCATGAAAATCCCTATGGTTATGCTTTTAGTAGTAAATTAGGATTTATGCATAGATACATATTAAATTGTACAGACAAAAATTTAATTGTAGATCATATAAATCATAATATTTTAGATAATAGAAAATGCAATCTTAGGATAGTAACAAGACAACAAAATAATTGGAATTCAAGAAGCAATACGGGTACTTCTAAATTTAAAGGTGTTAGACGGATAGAGAGGGACAATAAGTATATTTCTTATGTGTCAAATATTGTATACAATAAAAAAGCAATATTTTTAGGATACTATAGCACAGAACTTGAAGCAGCTTATGCATATAATCTACATGTTAAAGATTACTTTGGTGAATATGCTTGTTTAAATGAATTTACTAGTGAAGAATACAAAACTTTACAAACAATGCTTCCTCTAAGAACTATTTATGAACGTAGTAAAGAACATGCAACTTCTAAATATAAATATATTTGCTATTATAAATCGTTTAATCGTTGGGCATATGAAAGAAAAATAAATAAAATTAGATATAGAAAATCTGGTTTTTTAACCGAAGAAGAAGCACATAATGCTTATATAGAGAGGATGAAGGAAATAGGAGTTGAACCATAATGGGTAAAACAACAAAAGTTGTGGAGAAAGAAAAAACCCTTGATCTTTACAACTCTGATAGAGAAGAATTTTATACACGCATGAGTGCTGAGCAAAAAGCTATGTACAATAGTATTAGAGATAATATTTTTACTTTTTGTGAAGCTAATGCAGGCAGTGGTAAAACACTTTGCTCTGTAAATGCTATGGTAGAACTTTTAGCCGAAGGTAAAATATCTAAGATAATATATATTCAAAAACCATCTGAAAGGTATCTTTCAAATGGATTCCTCCCAGGAACGGCAGAGGATAAGCTAGAAATGCTATATACACCACTATATGATGCATTAAATACTTTAGGATTTTTTGATTCAGCTATTGAAGAAATGATTGATAAAGGAATGCTTCAATGTGTTTCAGATATGGCATTGCGTGGTGTAAATATTAAAAGTGCAGGAGTAATATTGGATGAAGGTCAAAATTTGGATTATCATACATTAAAACTTATCTTAACTAGGTGTTCTGATGATTCCCATATTGTAATGATAGGAGACAGTTTGCAGCGTGATAATAGAAGAGCATCCACAGATTTTGTAGCTTATGGTAATTATCTAGCAGAAAAACCTTTTGGTAATAAAGTCAAGCTTACGCATAATTATCGCGGTATTTTTTCACAAACAGCTGAAAAATTTATTTTTGAGGGTTAAATTATGAGTAGTGACTGGATAAAATTTCGTGACAATCTTTTAAATAATCTGAAATTTGATAATGTTGATGAAGCTTTAAAGCAAAGCTTGACAATCCATATTAAAAATGATATACTACCTTTAGCTAAAGAATCTGCTGATTCGTTTATTTCTCAAATCAAAGAGCAAGCTAAAACGGAAACTGGTTGGGTTAAAATTAGAGATTTAATTGTCCTTCCATATATTATTTATGGTGGTTTATGGCTTATAGAACAAACAATAATTAAAACTGTTGAAGAAACTAAGAAGGTGTAGTAGTGAGTATAGATGTAAAAGAAACCTATTTAGATTTTAATAGCCTGTCTGAAAGAAGTTACACAGATATGATTGTAATTCATCATACAGGTAGTCCTGATATGGATGCAAGTGCTGAACAGATTCATGGTTGGCATCTTAATAATGGCTGGTCTGGTATTGGATATCATTATGTTATTCGTAAAGATGGTGCTATTGAACGTGGTAGACCTGAGTGGTCTATAGGGTCACATGCTTATGGTGAAAATTCTCATACTATTGGTATTCATCTTAGCGGCAATTTTGAGCAAGCTTATCCTACTGAAGATCAACTTGATCGTTGTGGGGCATTAATAGCTGATATTTGTGATAGATATGGGATTCCTATTGATCGTAATCATGTAGTAGGGCATGGAGAACTTATGTCTACTGATTGTCCTGGTACTAATTTGCAAACTTATCTTGATGATGGTACTATTATTGGAAAAGCTATCTGGTATTATAATAAAGAAAATGGTATTGAACAGACTGAAACACAAGTTGTAGAACAAGATGGGGGCAATCAAGGTGGTCGTGGTTCTGAAAGATTTAATACTTTAGATTCTTTACCTGATTGGGCAAAACCAACTATCGAAAAGATGATTAATAAAGGTCTGTTAAATGGCAATGGTGCAAGTTTAGATATTTCACTAGATATGATTCGTATATTTGTAATAAATGATCGTGCAGGTCTATATAATTAATTAGTCTGGGGCAAGTTGAACTGACTTGCCCTTTTTCAGTTAGGAGGGGTTATATATGAAGAAGATTACAGTACAAACAATAAAAGATAAAGATAAAGCAAAGACTCTTGCTGAAATGCTGTGTAGATTTTACAACTATGACGCTGTAGTAAATATTACAGATGATTTATTTAAGATTACAAACTCAAGTAATAATAGATGGGATGATGTTTTAATTTCTTTGTCTGAGTCTGAAGATAATTATACATATCTTTATTTTTGGGAAAATGGAGAAAAGGAAATGAATTTAGCTGCATGTCTATCTATGTACGTTAATGCTGTTCCTAATCCTCTTCCTTCTACTTATTTTTTAGTTAATCATACAGATGCTGTATTTTGTAAGATTGAACTTGGAAAAGAAACTAACGTGGTAGATATTGCTAAAGGTATTCATACTTTCTTTGAGGAATAATTTTTGTGGAAATTGGAGAAATAATGTATTCTCGTCCTGTTGCTATTAAAATAATAAAGAAAAATCCTAATGGCTCATACGTTATTCAGTATTTAGCAACAGGCAAAAAAGAAATTCTTACTGAAATTGAACTTTTTCGTAAATTTCAGCCAAGATACTCTTGACAAATAGGGCAGTATGTGCTATAATTTTAGTATGATGAAGGAAAGGGGATATGCTTCATGTTATACTTATTATATATCACTACTGCTCTTATTTTATTTACTTATTTTTTGGATAAGAGTAGACATATCTATGTTCGTATTTTCAGTTTTTATGCTAGTATTGGATGCAGTGTAGAAATGATATGTAAAATGTATGGCTTTTATTAACTTTTCGGCAAGTTTTCTATTTTTGCCAATATGCTACGGAGGTTTGCATGAGAAAAATATATAATACTAATCAAGGAATTGACATTTATATTGATTTACTTGAAACTAGCTATCACGACCCAGAAACACAAAAATGGCTTTGGGATAAAGCTAAAGTAGTGTATAGCGGTCTTAATACTTCTCCACTTATGTTTTTAGATAATAAAGTAACCATTGGTTGGGAAGATGACGGACATATTTGCTTTGATTCAGATTGTCCAGTGTTTAATATTCTTTATTTTGAGATTCTTTTGCGTGACGGACAAAGTTTACTACAAAAGATTCAGAAAATTTCAGAAAAGGGGTGATACTTTTGCAAGAATCTATTAGATTTCAGTTAAAAGAATTGGAGAAAATGGCATTAGATCCAGAGCGTGAAGAACTTCAGAAAAAAGTTTCTCAATTTGTAGTAGACTCATTAAATAAATTAGAAGAACTTCAGATTGACCCTATGTATTCTACACAACTTCTTTCTGTTTTAGCTTCTGGCTATCCTGTAGTAACTTTAACAGAAGATAACGCTAAGTGGAAAATGAATGAAACAGGAGATTTAGAACATTTTCTTTGCAAGCATGTAATTAAAAGAAATGATCAAATATTCAATACATTAGGCTATGTATTTTTTGAGCCAGAAAGTGATAGAGGATTTACGGATAAAACTTACAGTATGAAGAAATTAGAGCTTCCTTGTCCTGCAACAGCATTAAATCCTGTATATTTACAGCTTAAATATAAATTGAATGAAAAATCTCTTGAAGATCAAGTAAAAACACTAATTGATTACAAACAGGCTAAAGAAACAGAGAATGAACATATTAGAGAAACGTGAACTTGCTAAAGTTATCATTCAATACAATAAGGGCAACTTAGAACCTTTTAATGATATTACTAAAAAACATTGCCCTTCTGTATTTGATTTACCTTGTGCTTGCTCTGATGGAAAAATTACTTGTAAGGGTAACTGTATTCTTTGTTGGAGTTTTGCTTTACGTGAATTTGCTTTTAATAATTTTGGAGTGGACTTAAATGAAATCAAACCAATGTCGAGAGCTATTGTATAATGTATTAGTCAAAACATCAAATATTGAAGATATGGAAAAACTTCTTTCTTCTTTGTGTTCTGAGTCTGAACTAGATAAGATGGCACAAAGACTAAAAGTTGCTAAAATGTTTTTGGAAGGTGCTAAATATAGAGATATAGTAAAAGAGACTAATGCTAGTACAGCAACTTTAGCTAAGATTAAATTTGACTTATTTTATGGGAAGAAGGGATTAGTAAATGTTTAAAGGTAGTAGACATAATGGTGGTATTCGCTGGAGTAAGAAAAGAAGTTGGGATCTTTTTGCATATTTAGCTCCTTTTCTTGCTAGTGAATTACGTGCTTTTAAGAAGGCTAATATAAATGGTGTTCCCAATTCTTTTGCTGAACTATCTAATGGAGATGTAGATAAGGGAATGGAACTTTGGCATGAAACTATAGATAAAATGTATTGGAGTTTTAATGAAATAGCAAAAGATCACCCAAATTCCCCTTGGAATATTGCTTGGGAAAAATATTGGAAAGAATATGGTCAATATAGAAAACCAGAAGATTGGTCTTATGAAGAAAATGGACATCATTATTATAATTCTGATGACCGATTTGTACCGCCACCAAAAGAAGAACAAGAAGAATATAATAATAAAGTAAAAGAAGGATTACATTTATTTGCAGAGCATTTTGAGGAGTTGTGGGATTAATTATGTATCTCAAACTATTTTTTAAAAGGCTATTTAAGCCTTATGACTTTAAATATATACATACAAATGATTATTACTTAAATTTATTTTATGATGACCTTGTTAATTTAGATTGTAAAATCTGCTTAGAGCATGATAAGAATTATGTTAATCATTTATTATTTTTTTCAGATTATGGTGGATACGCTTTTAAATTTAAGGATTGTCTTGAGTCTGCTGGATTTAAAGTAAAAACAACATTTTATAGCTTAGACGATGAAGATAGAGGTGGCATTTTATTTACAGTGTATTTGGACAATCTTTGGGAGCTGATGTAATGTTATCACGCAAAGAAGCTGTTCTTCAAATGATTGAAAGTAGAAATAAAGAATTAACTAAAGACATCCCAGATCTTTTAGATAAAGTAAATGATAAAATTCAAATTTCTGTTAATAAAGGTTTTGGAGAGGTAAATGTTAATTTACATGGTGAAGATATTGAGTCTATTAAATCCTTAATAACATACTTAAAGGATAAGGGATTTTATGTTAAATTTTATACAGAAAGATTTGGTAATTTACCTAATGGGTTAAAAATTCCTCATATAATTATTAGATGGGATTTGCCTTGGTGGAGGCGTTTATTTTGAGTGTATATAGATTATGTTATGTAGATAATAATATTTTATATTTTACTGACCATTTTAAGACACAATATGGAGATGATTTTGATGACGCTCCATATGAACATAATGCAGGAACACCGTATGAATGGGTATCTGATTGGACAGATGAAGAAAACATTAAACATGGTCATGGGCATTTAAGGATATTTGCTTATGAACATAATTGGCTTATTAAAAAACCTTGTGATAGTTATGGCTATAATAGTCCATATTCAGTAGAGGATATAAATAATGGTGCTATAGCTTGGCTATTCTATGAGGATGCAGGAGGTTTAATGGCTGGAGCTACTATTAAAGAAGCTAAAGAATGGTTTAAAAAGGCTAATACTAGATTTGGGGAGCTAAAATTATGATACCTATTCAATATGTAACATTAGAAAAATTAACTCAAGAAGAAATAGATATTATAGTATCTGGACTTAGACTTCTTAGAAAGAAAATAGTAGATGAACCTACTGGATTTGAACTTTTACCTATTTTATGCCTTATAGATGGGTTAAAGCCTTATACGACTGATTTTAAAAATGGTAAAGACCCTGATACTGAAGAATATCTAAAGTATGTTGATAAAGTAATGGGGGAATAGTAATGCTCACAAAATTATTACAAATTTGGTTAGGAAAATCACAAAATTCTAAGAAACATAGTCTACGTTGGTGGGATCGTAAGTTATAACTAATAAAATGTATAATTTTTGTAAGTTTTACAGTTATAACTAATAAAGGAGTATTTTATGCGAAAAAGATTTGATTTTGTAGGGCATACTTTTAGGATTACTAAAAATTTTTCTTACAACATGGCATATGAAGCTTTTTGTAAGGGATATGTAGATCCTAAAGAGCTTATGGGCAAAGAAGTCTTAATCCCTAATGAATATGGCTATGAAAAAGAATATACAATAGTAGAAGTTGCTAATAAACAAATGGGATTAGATTTTTTTGGAAAACATGTAACTAGAACGTATATTACTGCTATAGATTCTGGACAAGGTAGACAATTATACTATTATTGGCAAAGAGATTGGCGAGGTTTTGACGGTTCCGAATTTTGGAGTTTAGATACTAAAATTTTAGAATTTTTAATTCCAAGACTGGAGAGATTTTCTAAAGTTGGTGGTGATCAAAAATGGTTTACTGGTTTTAAGAATGGGGAAGAAATTTGGGAAAAAGGTTCTAAGTTTGTAGATGAGATGGTTAAAGGTTTTAAAATATTAAAAGAAAAGCAGTATACTACGTGTACTAATTATGACAATCAATGTATAAATAGAGCATTTAATTTATTTAAAGAACATTTTGGTAATCTTTGGACATGATTAGGAGGGATGAGATTTGAAAAGAAATAGATGGTTGATAGCTTTAGCTGCTAGTGGTATACATGTTTCGATTGGTTCAGTGTATAGCTGGAGTGTACTTACTTTACCTATAATAGCTTTAACTGGTTGGTCATTGACTAGTGTAACATTTATATTTAGTATATCTATTTTATTTTTAGGGTTATCAGCAGGGTTTTTAGGGAGTTTTGCTGAAAAGTTGGGGCCAATGAAGACGGGGTTAATATCAACAGCTTGTTTTATAACTGGACTGATTGGTTCAGCTTTAGCCATTTCAGTACAAAATTTATGGCTCTTATATTTATTTTATGGTGTAATTGGGGGATGTGGGTTAGGGATTGGTTATATTTGTCCTGTAAGTACGTTAGTTAAGTATTTTCCTAAATCAAAGGGATTTGCAACAGGTTTAGCAATCATGTCATTTGGTTTTGCTTCTGTAATATCAGCACCACTTATGCAATATTTAGTTACAACTTATGGTTTAGTGTCTAATTTTTTAATTTTAGGATTTGGTTATGCTTTTATAATGATATTATCATCTTTATATCTTGCACCTCCAGAAAATTATGTAGAAGATACTCATGTTATTGATGTTCCACCTAATAAAGTATACAAATCTTGGCAATTTAAGGCTTTATGGTTTATATTTTTTATCAATATTTCGTGTGGAATAGCCCTCTTATCTGTAAATTCTATGTTATTACAAGATATTATAGGAGTTACGGCTGAACAAGCTGCTGGTATTGTTGGCATAGTTGGTTTAGTTAATGGTGGTGGAAGAATACTTTGGTCAAGTTTTTCTGATATAATTGGTAGAAGTTATGCCTACATAATATTTTTTATATTAGAAGTAGTATTATTTTTCTTATTAACTGCAACTACAAATCAATTTATATTTGTAATGGCTATATTATTGATAATATCTTGTTATGGTGGTGGATTTAGTTGTATGCCAGCTTATCTTTCAGATATATTTGGCAATAAATATTTATCAACAATTCATGGTCGAGTGCTTACTGCATGGAGTGCTGCTGGAATTTGTGGCCCGCTACTAATTTCTTTTGGTAAAGAGGTTCTAGGTAGTTATACAATGACACTTTATGGATTTTCTTTTTTATTTATGATAAACTTAATTGTAGCGGTCTGGTTACATAGAAATAAAGAAATGATAATTTAACTTAATTTAATTTTATACAATCAAAGTCAAGGAAATTTCTCCTTGACTTTTTTTATTTCTTATGGTAAACTTATTTCAGAAAGCTAAAGAAAGGAAGTAATAGTATTGGAAGCAGTTTTTGTAGTATTAGTAGCAATAGTTTTTCTGATTGCTGGTTTTGGGGCTTACTACCTCAACAAAGTTCTTAAAAAGTATTTAGGTTAAATAGGAAGGAAGTTTTTGTTATGAGTTGTAAAGATTGTGCATGTTATGACTGTGCTCAAAGAGATAATTGTGCAAGTTGTGGTTGTGATGGCGGTGGATGCACTTATGATGACCCTATTGGTTTTACTTCTGAATGTGATGATTATGAAGTAGACCCTTACAATGAAGCTAATTGGGATTATGACGAGGATGATGAAGATGAAGATTAAAAATTATATCACTACAACGTTAGTAGCAGGTTCTATTTTTTCTTTTTCCTATGCTGAAGCTACTCCTACTATGGTTCAAGCAGTAAATATACCACAAGAAATAATGAATCCTAATGAGAATAGCAATTATCTTCTTGTATGGTCTAATTTAGGTAGTAAGTTTTATATAGACTTATCTTCTATTATCGTTAAGGAAAACGATGATAAAATTAGGTGGTGGGCATTAAATATTGTAGAACTCAATAAAAATAATGCTTATGTAGGTCAATTTCCGAGAGAATTCTGCTATGACCGCACTAATGATCATACTCGTGTATGGGATTATAATGCTAAAGAGTGGGAAGATTTCTTCGCATACTCTACAAAATCTCGTATGCAGTTAGATGCAAGAGCCTTTAATTTAAGCTATATTTTTGCTTTTCAAGGAGGCAATCCTGTAGAAAAATGAGTAAATATTCTGCACGAATACAGAAAAATATTCAAGAAAGATGGGATATTGACCCAAAAGACTATTTTCCTTGGGTTAATTTAGAAAAAGTCTTACATTACTTAGATGTCTTTAAGAACAAATATAATATTTCTTCTGATGTAAAACTTGCTAAAATAATGGGAATGACTCCACAAGCTATATATCAAGCAAGAAATTCTATGAGATCTAAAATGACAGCTAGTAATGCTTCTAAATGGCTTAATAGCTTAAATATTGATCCTAAAAGGGTATTAGTACCTAAAGCTTATACAGTAGAATTTTTAGAAGCCTTTCCAGAACCTCAAATGCAAGAAGCAATGATACGCAACAGAGAGACTATAAAAGCTTTTATCAATAAGCTAGAATCGAGGCAACAATGCTAACAATTATATTTGAAAACGGCGATTCATTTTCTATTCAAGATAAGTATATCAAAGACCTTAGAATTATAGGAGTTACTGATAATTATTATCAAAATGAATCAAAAAAGTATTGGACTAAGAGTTGTAAGGAAATTTTCTTAGACTTTGAGCCTAACGATGATATTATTAAGCGTTTGGATATGTTTAGTGATATTAGTATTATTGAAGTAGATGGTCAGCGATTTTATGTACCTTTTAAGGGCTGTGAAGTAAATATCTATCAAAATATAGAGCATTTACTTAATGGTAATATAAGGATTATAATTAAGGAAGATTAG